GGACGCTAAAGAAATCAAGGGTAACTTTATTACCCGCTACTTAGGAGCTAAATAATGAGTTTTCAATCTGGTGTAAATATCACTCTGGGCTTTGGTGTGCCAGGTGAGCTACTTGTGGATGGTCCTATGCGGGCTGATTCGCTTATCGTCAACTCAAACGGCGCAACACCTAACGTAATCGGTTATTCGTTCACCAAATCTGCATCAAGCAATATCGCTGTAGCTGGTGGCGTAATCGGTACAGGCGCATCGTCATTTACCGCAAGCATTAGTGGCACTACTATGACAGTAACGGCAGTTGCGTCGGGTTCTATTCAAGTCGGGCAAAACTTAGCGGGTATTACAACCACTTGCGCTGTGACTGGTTACTTAACTGGCGCTGGTGGTACTGGTACTTATACCGTAGCAACTTCGCAGACTTTCACATCTGGTTCGGTAACAGGTTCAGGTGGCACGAACACAGTGCTGGCTGGCGTTATGGTCAATCCAAAAGACAAGTCTTTAACTGGTACATTATCTGGAACATTGACACCAACTCTTGCGGTTGCAGATGCTTCGCAGTCCTCATTCTTGACGATGGGTACTATCGTAATTGCAAGCGCAACAGCGGCGGCAATTGGCGACGTGATTGTGTATAACGTAATCACTGGCCAGTTGAGCGCGGTTCGCCCAGGCGCGGCTTATGGCAACACTAACGCACTCTTGCCAAACACAGTCATTTATCAATATCCCACATCCGTAGCAGGCTTAACCGCAGCTCGTTTGACTAACTAAGAGAGGTAAAAGAATGAAAACAGTAGAACGTAGTCATATCGACGCACGCAAAGTCGGTTCGGTGCAAATGACCGCCGACGATTGCGCTGATTATTTGGCACTGGAATCCTTGGGTATTAACTTCCCACGCAAGCAAGTCGCAGCTATGGCTAAGTACGCTATGGATGCGATGGCAATGGATGACCAGCAAGGCGGAATCACAACTGCATCTATCAATACCCCAGTGCAATTCTTGCAAAACTGGCTACCTGGGTTTGTAAACACAATTACCGCAGACCGAAAAATCGATGATTTTTGTGGCATCTCATCTTCAGGTGCTTGGGAAGATGAAGAATGCGTCCAAGGTGTTTTAGAGCCAATTGGTAACGCAGTGCCATACGGCGATTATAGCAATGTTCCTTTTTCCAGTTTTAATACCAATTTCGAGCGTCGTACCATAGTGCGCTTTGAAAAAGGCTTTAAAGTTGGAGCATTGGAAGAAGCGCGCACCGCACGCATCCGAATTAACGCGGCGGCTGAAAAACGCGGCGCGGCTGCATTGGCTTTAGAAATCCAGCGTAACGCTGTTGGCTTCTACGGGTATAACTCAGGTGCTAACCGTACATACGGATTTTTGAATGACCCTGCATTATCTGCTTATGGTTCAGTTCCTGCTGGCGTATCAACATTCACCACATGGAGCAAAAAAACCTTTGGCGAGATTAACGCTGATATTCGTACCGCTGCGGCAGCATTGCAATCTGGATCACAAGACACCATCAACCCAGAAGACATGGAAATAACATTGGCTGTTCCAACAAACAGTTATCAGTATCTGTCTGTCACTTCTGATTTTGGTGTAAGCGTGCGCGACTGGATTAGCAAGACATACCCAAAGATGCGTATTATATCCGCGCCTCAACTGAACCAATCAAACGGCGGCGCAAACGTGTTCTATATGTACGCTGAACGTGTTGAAGATGGTGCCAGTGATGATAGCCGTGTATGGATACAAGTTGTTCCTGCTAAGTTCCAATCTCTTGGCGTAGAAAAGCAAAGCAAGGCATACGTTGAAGATTATGCCAACGCAACTGCGGGTGTAATGCTCAAACGTCCTTACGCAGTAGTTCGTTACAGCGGTATCTGATAGTAGTAACGCCCTAATTGATTAAAACCAGTTAGGGCGTATTTCTGCTAACGTGTAAAATATGCTAATATAAAGCGTCAATTAAACAAACGAGACAAAAAATGGCACGTCCACGCAAAGTAATAGAGCAAACATCTAACTTAGTATCTGGGAATAAGGCTTATGTATTCTCTACTCTGACGAATGACCAGCGTTATATCGTATGGTCAAAAGCAGATAATGACTTACCAACAGAAGAGCGGAGCATATTTATCAAGGGAGGCACTGGTGTCGCTAACGACCGTCTAATCACCCCGCTGGGTGTAATGACTGAAATAGATGAAAACGATATTGAGGTATTGGCAGCTAATCCAGTATTTCAAATCCATGCAGATAATGGCTTTGTAGTTATTGAACGTGCAAAAGCCGATCCTGAAAAGGTAGCTGCCGACATGGAGACAAAAGACAAAAGCGCACCGCTAACAGATTCAGATTTTCCGTCTAATTCTACTGGCGCGACTGTGCATAGCATAGGCTTGATTTAATCATGACAACTCAGGTTCTTGTAATCTCTGATTTTAGGGCGCAATTCCCTGAGTTTTCTAATGTCACAACATACCCAGACGCAACAATAACAAATTACTGGAATATGGCAGGTCAGTACATGAGTCCAGACGACGGGCAGGCAATGGCTGGCACTCAATTATTATTTGCGTTGTATCTAATGACGGCGCATCTTGCCAAGTCGTTTACTATGTTAAATGCAGGACAAACTAGCGTGGTTGTTACTGGATCAAGTGAGGGAAGCGTGTCTGTTAGCTTAACCCCTCCACCAGCTAAAAACGCGTATCAATACTGGCTATCTACTACAGGATATGGTATTCAGTTACGCGCTTTACTGTCAATTGCTGGTGCGTCTGTGGCGTATATTGGCGGAAGTTTAGAGCGGGCATCATTCCGAAAAGCTGGCGGTGTATTTTGACCACGTTTAATCTCGATAAAATAAACGGGTATCTGGGTAGAGTTCCCCAAGAGTTTGACGGCAAATCCGCGCATATTGGCTGGTTTGAAGATGATAAATATGAGGACGGAACACCAGCTGCAGAAGTAGCTGCACAAAATGAGTTCGGAGTGCCAACTGGTCACATCCCACCGCGTCCGTTTATGCGCCCGACTGTTGCAGATAAAGGGATGGAGTGGGCTACTAATCTGGGTTTTGGTGTGGTGGAAGTGCAGGACAGGAACATGACAGCGACGCAAGTATTAGATGCGGTCGGTTCTGGCGCGGCTGGCGATATTCAAAAAACAATCTCACTAATAACATCCCCAGCAATATCAGCATACACTATCAGCAAACGATTAGAGCGAGGAAATACAAGCGTTAAGCCACTTGTTGATTCAACACTAATGCTGTCCTCTTTGCACGCAGTCACGGTGAGCGAATAATGTTTGACGTTCGCATGATAGCCAATCAGGTAAGCCAAGTTACAAATCCAAATATCAGCGTGACTTGGTTAAAATCCACTGGGTACACAACAAGCGCATCAGGTGCGCGGACACCGACGACGACAATCCAAGCTATATCCGCCCAAGTCCAAGGACTTAGCTCAGCAGATTTGAAGCATACGGACGGATTGAATATCCAAGGCGTTATGAGGTCAGTACATATATTTGGGAATGCTCAGGGCGTGGTTAGGATTGACCAGCAAGGCGGCGATGTTTTGCAGTTTCCAGAATTGCCAGGCGGCGCAATCCGTAACTGGAAAGCGATACAAGTAATGGAAACATGGCCGACATGGTCACGCGTTTTGGTGGCTTTGCAATCATGAGCGTAACTATATCAATTTCGGATCAGGACATATTTACCGCATTGCGTACGTTCCTAATTACGGTATTGCCAAACGGCACGGAAGTAGTGCAATCGCAGGATAATTCAGTACCTATGCCTTTGGGCGCGTTTGTGGCTATGAACAACGTAGGATTAAGTCGATTAAGCACTAATACTGATACTTATATTGACCCTGTAACCACAACTGGCACAAAAAACGCATCGTCTGATATTGAGTACACGATACAGTTAGACTTTTATGGCGAAAGCGCAGCCAATTGGGCTATGATAGTTCAAACATTGTTCCGAGATGAGTACGGCGTTTCATTATTCCCGTCTAATGTAGTGCCGTTATATGCTGATAACCCAATACAAATAGCGTTAATTGACGGGGAGCAGCAATATGAGCAAAGATGGGTAGTAAAGGCTGTTATGCAGTATAATCCTGTTGTATCAACTCCGCAGGACTTCGCGGCTCAGTTAGCAATTGGATTAAATAACGTTGACGCAGTTTATCCGCCCTGATTTTAAGTAGCCCGCCGTGAGGCGTAAGATTTACATTTATCCGCAGTGATGCGCTAAAGAGGAGCAGCAAATGACCATACCAGCATCAGCCATTGTAACCGTCACGCCTAGTGTCATAAGCGCAGGCGGTTCAGGTCTTGTAATGCAAGGCTTGCTATTATCAAACTCAACCCGCGTGCCGATTGGATCAGTTTTATCATTCCCAAGTTCGTCCGCAGTAAGCACGTATTTCGGCTCAAGCTCATCGGAATCAAATGCGGCAGCTTTATATTTTAATGGCTTCCTAAATTCAAACATAAAGCCAGGGTCAATACTGTTTTCACAATACCCAACTGCGGCAGTATCCGCTTACTTACGTGGTGGGTCATTGGGTAGCATGACGCTGGCGCAATTGCAGGCTCTGTCAGGTATTTTGACATTAACAGTCAACGGTACGGTAAAAACGTCAAGCACAATTAGCTTATCAGCGGCGACTAGCTTTAGCAGCGCAGCAACTATCATTCAAGCTGGGTTTACATCCCCGCCGTTCAGCGTGTCGTATGACAGCATAGCGAACGCATTTGTGTTTACCACTACACTGACTGGCGCGACAGCAACGATCACGGAAGCAACTGGCACGCTGTCGGCAAGTCTTTATTTGACCACAGCAACTGGCGCAGTATTGTCGCAAGGTGCGGCAATTGCAACGCCAACTACTTACATGAACTCAATCATAAACACAACGACCAACTTGGCTACGTTTATGACTGTGTTTGACCCTGACGCTGGCTCGGGCAACACACAAAAGCAAGCATTCCAAGCATGGAACGTACTGCAAAATAACAGATATGCCTATATTGCTTGGGATACTGACGTAACGCCATTATCAAGCAACGCGGCTACGACCAGCTTGGGTTATATCTTGCAAGCATCGGCATCGTCTGGATGTGTGCCTATCTACGGCGCGACTTATGAAAAAGCGGCTTTTTTAGCTGGCGCGATTGCTTCAATTGACTTTACACAGCATAACGGACGTTCAACGCTGGCATTCAAGGGGCAGGCTGGTTTGATTATTGACGTGCAGAATCAAACTCAATTATCTAACTTAATGGCTAACGGATATAACGGTTATGGATCATACGCAACAGCTAACCAAAACTTTAACTTCTATTATCCTGGTTCAGTAACTGGTCAGTATAAATGGCTTGATAGTTTCATTAACCAAATCTGGATGAATAGTTCATTCCAGCTTAACTTAATGCTGTTACTAACAAGCGTTAAGTCTGTTCCGTACAATATCCAAGGTTATACGCTAATTGAAGCCGCATGTATGGATACAATTAATGCAGCATTAAACTTTGGCGCGATTGGTGCAGGTGTTCCGCTATCGTCATTACAATCAGCACAAGTAAACAACGCGGCAGGTCTGGCTATTGATGGGATATTAGCTACTCGCGGCTGGTATCTGCAAATCTTGCCAGCGTCGGCACAATCTCGCGCTAATCGTACAACTCCTCCTATGACGTTCTGGTACATGGACGCGGGTAGTGTTCAGCAAATCAATCTTGGCTCTGTGGAGGTTCAATAATGTCATTAACTAGCTCAAACAGCATACTAATGCTTGGGGTCAAAGGTTTGTATACTACGCCTCAGCAATTACAAGGTTTTAGTGATGGAGATGCTTATTCAGTTGATTCTGTGGACGTGGCTGAAGTGGTAATGGGTGTGGATGGGATTATGTCGGCTGGCTACATTCCGCAAATCAAGACGATGAATATCGTTTTACAGGCAGATAGCGCATCTAATACATTCTTCGAGGCATGGTACGCAGCACAAGAATCCGCAAAAGAAACCTACGCGGCATTTGGTGTTATTCGTCAACCTGGCGTATCACGCAGCTACATACTGACAAACGGCGTGCTAGTCGGCTACAGCGCGCTATCAGACGGCAAGAAGATATTGCAGCCACGCAAGTTTAGCATTAAGTGGAATAGCATTGTTGGAGCACCGATATAATGGCACGCAGGATTATAACAGTAACTATTGACCGCAAAGGACGCGACTTCGGTAAGGGTTTCCGCATTGAAGAAATGCCAGCAACGCAAGCTGAACGGTGGCTAATTAAGGCTTTTTTAAATGGGGCTAAATCAGGTGCTGAAATCCCAGAAGGCTTGTTAGCTGGCGGCAATGGGGATATGGAGATAGTAGCTTTTTTGCTAAAATTCTTATCTGGAATAATGCCGTATGAAGCAGATATTTTGTTATCAGAGATGATGGATTGTGTAACCATCATTCCAGACCCTAAAAAGCCGCAAGTTTACCGAAACTTGATTGAAGATGATACAGAGGAAGTTCTGACATTGCTTCAATTAAAAAAAGAAGTTTTCAGATTGCATACTGGGCATTTTACACCCGCCGTCGAATAGACTTTGGCGTATCGCTAGGCGACGGCGGAAACTACTTAGATTATGCCAATATCCCACGGGCGATAGGCGTTGTTGTATCTAGCAAACTGGCTACACTGCATGAGTTAGATACAGTTTACGGGTCAAAGGACGTTCAAGATATGTTAGAGATATTATCAGTGGACGCGCACAACGCACGAATAGCGCAAGAGATGAGAGGGAAACATGGCGACGGTTATTGACAGTTTACTTATCACTCTTGGACTAGACACTAAAGAGTTCAAAAAAGGTCATAAAGAAACAGAAGAAGCCCTAAAAAAGACGGCTGATTCTGCGACTCGCACGCAAAAAACAACGTCAGAGCAAAATAAAAAAACTGTTGAATCTTACGCGGGTGTTAAGCGTGAAGTAATGGCACTTGGTCTGGCAATTGTCGCATCAGCTAATGGCGTTAAAAACTTCGTCGCTCAAGCTGTAACGTCCGATATGGGGATAGTAAGGCTATCCAAGAATGTCGGATTAAGCGCACAACAGCTATCAAATTGGGAAGGCGCGGGGAAGCGATTAGGTGCGCAAGCTGGCGAGATGGGCAATGCATTCCGTAATGTTAATCAAATCATTCAGGATATGCGGAATAAAGGATCAAGCGCGGCCTTTCCAGCACTACAGAAAATCATGGGCGAAGATATGTCGGCATTCCTCGACAAGTCCACGACAGCGGAACAGCGCATGAAGTTGATCTCCGCGTCCATGCAAAAACTCAGCCCACAAGACAGGCAGTATTGGGGTCAACAGGCTGGATTTACAGAAGACCAAATAAACGTACTTTCTACCACGTCGGAAAAGTTAAACGCAATACTCGCTGACCAGGACAAAATAAACAAGCTCGATAAAGAGCATGAGAAGAATGTAGATAAAATAAACGACGCTTATACCAGATTGAAAGAGCAGTTCTCTGGATTTGGGCGCGAATTTATAGACCAGACCGCGCCTGCGATTATAAAAGCATTGGACTGGATGACAGACCATGCGCTGCTAACTGCGATTGGTATAGGCGGCATAACCCTGGCATTAAAATCAATAGTTGCATCTGCGGGTATAGGCTTGTTGCGTAGCCTTGGCGTATTAGCGCCCGCAGCAGCAAGCGCAGCAGGAGTAGGCGCGGCGGCTGGCGTATCGGCGGCGGTTGCTGGTGTTGGCATGGCATTATATTCCAGCGACTTAAACAAAGGCGAAGATGCGTTAATGGCAAAGCGCAGTGCCGATTGGAAAGATAAAAAACAAAACGTATCCAGCACAACGGAGTTATTCGCAGGATTAGAAAAACAGTACGGATTGCCCGCTGGCTTGATGGATTCACTTTGGGCGCAAGAATCTAGTCGCGGCAAAAACATGAGATCATCCGCTGGCGCGAAGGGGCACTTCCAGTTTATGGATGCAACTGCAAAGCAATATAGCGTAACAAATCCAGACGATTTATCATCATCTGCAACTGGCGCGGCTAAGATGATGCGTGATTTGCTACGTCATTATAAAAACAACTTGCCGCTTGCGTTATCTGCTTATAATTGGGGAACTGGCAATCTCGATCACAAGGGCATGGCTAATGCACCGCTTGAAACTCGTAACTATGCGCCGTCGGTTATGGCAAGAATGAACTCTTCTGGATCATCTAATCCAGTTACAATTGGCACAATCAATATCCAAACGCAAGCAACAGATGCGAAAGGCGTAGCTCGTGACTTAAACGGTGCGCTTAATAAGTACATGTACACAGCGCAAGCTAACACTGGGATGATGTAATATGTCAAATGGAATCCCGTCATTATTAAACGGAGTTGCAAAGATAACTAACACATTCGCACTATTAAAAGCAGATGCGGCTTTAATCTTGGGAATGTTTAACTCAACGCAACAATGGGGTGTTTTTGCAAAAGGGAAAGCTGCATTTTTATTTGATGCGGTGGTTAGTGTAGAGATTAAAAAGGATTATGCAATCTCAAATTACCCACAAGAAAATGGCGCATTCCAAAGTTATAACAAAGTGCAAATGCCATTTGATGCGCGTTTACGAATAACTAAGGGTGGCACACAATCAGAGAAAACCACATTCTTAACCGCGCTTGATACTATAGTCGCAGGGTTGGATTTGTACGACGTTACCACGCCTGAATACTCATATCATAACGCCAACATAGTGCATTATGACTACAGACGAAACGCGGAGAATGGCTCAGGGTTATTGACTGTAGATATTTGGCTAATCGAAGTGCGCAATACAGCAACGATTAGTTACACAACAACGGGCAAAGTAACTGCGCCGTCGGCTCCATCTGGCTCAAGTGTAGTTTCATCTGGCATAGTGAGCACGCAATACCCTAGTACCGCGCAAGCAATCCAGGCGGCTGGAAAGGTAGCATAATGCAAATTATCCAAATCCAAGCAGTACCAGCGCAAACGCTACAAGTTACGTTAAGCGGTCAAAGTGTACAAATATCACTTTATCAGAAAACAACGGGGCTATTCTGTGACGTGTCTGTCAATAATTCAGTTATTGTAACGGGCGTTATTTGCCAAAATCTTAACCGAATAGTTAGAGATGTTTATCGTGGTTTTATTGGTGACTTGGCATTTTTAGACCAGCAAGGAACATCAGACCCAACTTATGATTTGCTTGGCACTCGTTACTTGTTGTTATATCTTGCGCCAGGTGATTTATGAGTTTTGTTAAGCGCAAAATAGACTTAACGATATTGCTGGGAACTGGCGATTATGGCGAAACGGGGCATAATACCGTGAAGCTGTCAGGTCTGCGCGTCCGATTAAGCACCGCGCAAACAGTGGGCGCGACAATAGGGCAGGCGCAATTAGCTATTTACGGATTGACCCCAAGCCTACTCAACCAGTTATCAGCATTAAACGCTAATTATATGGTTATGCGTCAAAACAAAATCATCATTGAAGCTGGTGACGAAGGTGGATCAATGTCTGTGATATTCGCAGGGCAGATTATAGTTGGCCAGATTGACTTGAATAACCAGCCAGATTCAGTTTTGAATATAGTCGCCGTGGCAGGTGGGTTTGAAGCATTAAAAACGATATTGCCGAAAAGCTACACAGGCGCAGCGGATGCGGCTGATATTATGCGCGATATTGCGATAGCGAATGGTCTTGGGTTTGAGAATAACGGCGTATCTAAGATGCTAGCAACTCAATATCTATCAGGCACAATGATCGACCAGCTAAACGCAATCAGGCGTGCGGCTGAAATTGAGTACGCAATCACTTATGACGCGACAAACACAACTTACGGGACGTTATCAATATGGCCTAAGAATGGCGCACGCAAGCCAAACCTAATCCCGCTGATTAGCCCCAAAACTGGAATGGTAGGCTACCCGTCATATTCAAGCAATGATGCAGGGTTAGAAGTTACTACGATATTCAACCCAAATTTATTTACAGCGGGATTGTGCAAAATAGAGAGTTCATTATCTGTCGCTAATGCAACGTGGCGAATTTTCAGCATTACTCACAATCTAGAAAGCGAAACTCCTAACGGTCAGTGGTTTACTCATTTCAGCGCGGCAATAAACTATGCAGCCCAATAATAAGCTAGGTTATGCAGGACTAAAGAACCCCGCAGATTCAGCGGATGACTTCAACGCGCAATTGTTCATAATTTGGTCAATACTAGCCAAGGTTAGAACTGGCACGATGGTTGAAGTCATGGGTGTAACAAACAGTGGCGGATTGTCGCCCGTTGGCTTTGTTGACATTATGCCGCTAGTTAATCAGATAGATGGAGCAGGCAACGCAACGCCACACGGTATCATTTACCGTTGCCCGTATTTCAGACTTCAGGGCGGCACTAACGCTGTGATTATTGACCCGTCAGTTGGTGATATTGGGTGGGCTATGATAGCCGACAGAGATATATCCAGCGTAATGGCAAATAAAGGGCAGGCTAACCCAGGCAGTCGCAGG